GGTAGTGAAGGACAGCCGCCAGCCGTCGAGTACCAGTCTGCGCCGGGTTGTCGGTCGCGAAGGGGTCGCTACGCACGGCCACAACCTCACACTCCGCGACGTTGCGGGCGAGGTTTTCGATGAGGAAAGCCATCCGCCAGAACTCCGTAACGCAAACACGGCAAAATAACATCTATTAACATGGGGTTCAACGCGAAGGGCCCGCACGGCAGCCTCCTACAGCCACGCCAGTGCGAGCCCTCTCGCGGGATTCCCGATGGCCACTACCACTGGAAGCCCTCTATGCATAGTAGCCCGTCATCTTCGGGCAATCAGCCCATCTCGAATACTGTGCTCGCCGCGTTGACCGTTCTTGGCTCAACGATCATCGGACTCTGCGCCGGCATCTTCGCTCGGCTCGCAGGCGGTCTCTCCCTGTACCACGCGACTGGAGCCGGCGCCTTGGCCGGTGTGACGACGCTGACGGTGACGATCGGGGTTCTGGCCTTCGCCAGGTCCTCTTCCTGAGGCGTCATCGATGCCCCGTCAGCAGCGCTGACGGGGCATCGTCACATCATGCGCGGCGGCCAGTAATCCGGCCCGCCACCCCGCCAGTCCACGACCGCTTCGTCCTCCAGGTCGACATTCTCCAGCCCAGCACGCCGCGCGAACTCGATCACGTCCACGGGGCCGTACGCCACGCCGAGGATCTCCGCGTCTACGCGCACCCGCCGGCCACCCGACCGGGATGGCGGCTCGACGACCAGGCGCAGCGGGCTCATAGTTCCAGCCTGCCCCCGCCCGCGTAGGCGCGCACGTCAGCGGCCGTCAGACGAGCGTCAGCGCATGCCCTTCCAGATCCGCCACGCCCGCGACCGGTCCGTTCCGATCGCCGCGCCGATCTCCGGAAAGTCCATCCCCTGCGCATGCATGGTGTCGACGGCCTGCTGACGGATCTCCTTCGGCAGCTTGTGCAACTCCGGCCACTCAGCGAGCAGCAGGCCAGCAGCCCGCGCGCGCACCGTGGCATCCGGCACCGCCTCCAGCAGGCGCAGCGCCTCACGCACCGCCTCCACCACCCGGTCAGCGGCCTCGCGCGCCTCGTCACCGACGTCCGTCATCGCCCGTCACCTCCCGCCCGGAGCGTAGGTCTGCATACCCGGGCTCGTGTCGGGTACTCTCAACGGTGTCGGATACCCGACACCGCGTCACGACGGGCCACGACGGCCGCTGACGCCCACAACAGAACGGCCCCCGGCCGGGACTGCGAATCCCAGCACGAGGGCCTGACCACAGGAGATGAGACCTCCATGGCTGCTGAACAGCCTACCCATGACGCCTCGATCGGCCTCGCCATCGGCGCCGCCATCATCATCACCGGCATCACCGGCATCGCCTTCTGGCTGTCGTACTACCACCTGCACGACGTCGCCGCCGGCCACGGCCTGGCCGTCGACCCCGCCCGCGCCTGGGCCTGGCCCGCCGTCCTCGACCTGTTCTACCTCGCCGGAGAACTGCTCATCCTCCGCGCCTCCTTCCTGCGCACCGTCGACTACTGGGCCATCGCCCTCACCGCCCTCGGCGCCGTCGGCTCGATCGGCCTCAACGTCGCCGGAGTCGGCACCGACGCCGCAGTCCTCGACTACGTCGTGGCCGCCGTGCCGCCCATCGCCGCGCTACTCGCGTTCGGGGCGCTCATGGGTCAGGTGCACCGGTCGTTCGTACGGACGACGCCCGTCATCGTCCCGCCGATGCCCGCGGCGCCGCCCGTCATCACCCGTGTCACCGAGCAGCCGACGCCCGTCAGCACCCCGCCCGTACAGGCCCCCGAGCTGCCCGCCGGATATGCGCCCGCCGACGAGCCGCTGACGGCCGACACCGAGCCCGAGCCGACGCCCGTCCGCGCGCCGTACGACGACCTCCGCGTCGAAGCCATCCGCAAGCTGTACGACACCGGCCTCCGCCCCACCTCCATGGAGATGGCCAAGGCCGTCGAAGACGCCGGATACCCGCGCCCCGCACCGTCAAGCGTCCGCACCCTGCGCCAGATCATCGAGGCCGTCGAGCCACACCTTGCTCCCGTGCCGTTCCCGCGCCGCACCGGCTGATGCACGCCGTCCTGCTGACGCTCTTCCTGGTCGCCGCGTCCGCCGCCGGCATCTGGCTCTACGCCAACTCCCGTACCGAGCTGCTCACCGCCATCGGCCTCGTCGCCGCTTTCGGCTCCGCACTCGTCTACGTCGCCCTCATCTCCCACTGAGGACCCCATGAACCTCGCCAACGGCCTCACCGACATGTTCTGGACGGCCTGGTACAACAACGCGGTCACCTTCGGCGGCTTCATCGTCGGCGCCAGCATCATCGTCTTCGGCACCGTCCGCTGGTGGCACAAGGAGCGCCCCGCCTGGAAGCCGCTGATCGGCCCGTTCTTCTGCGTCTTCTACGGCATGCTCCTCATCCTGTCCGCCGGCGGACTGCTCGGCGGCGGCGCCAACATCCTGCTGTGGGGCTCCAACTGGCTCGGCTACGCCGCCCTCGTCTACGGCGTCGGAGGACGGGCCCCGGACACCACCCGCGCGTACGACCTGATGCTCAACAACGGCGGCCACGGCGTCGCCATCCTCACCACCGTCGGCTTGGTCGCGCGCTGGATCTTCGGTAAGCGGAAGTGGCGCACGTCGATCGCCCTGTCGATCCTCGCCGGGATCTGCCTCGGCCTGTCCCGGGGCACCGTCGAGTACCTCGCGCCGCCGCTGGTGTCGGTCGTCAACTGGCTCGGCGACTACCTCGCGGGCCTGTCGTGACGGCCGCCGGGCGCATGGGGGAGGGGTCCGCCGTGCTGTGCTGCCAGTTCGGCCACTGGCTGTTCCCCGGCGCGGTCAAGCCCACCCTGGCGCGCCTGATCGGCACCAGCCTTGGCGGCGCTTACGGGGCCGGGGTCGTACTGCCGCACCCGGGCCTGGCGCTGTCCGTGGCCGGGGCCGGCATCAGCCTCTGGTGTCTCGCCGCCTGGACCGCCAGCGAAGCGGGCGAGGAGCCGGAGGACGGGGGAGAGGTCGAGTACCTCACCCGGGACGACGCCGTCGAGCTGCTGTGGGATCTGGTCGGCGACGGCCGCGGCGTGCTCCTCACCGTGCTGCGCAACGCGCTCCAGTGGGAGACCACGAAGGAGGTACGGGACTTCCTCACCGACGAGGACATCCCCGTACGTGCGGGCGTGCGCACTGTCGCGGGCAATGGGCCGGGCGTCCACCGGGATGACTTCCCGCCCCTCCCCTCCCCCGTTGACGAGCTGTCCCCTGTTGGTGTTGTTGCCGCAGGTGAGGACGCCAACGCCAACGCCAACAACGGCCCCGACCAACGCGACCGGCTCCGGAAGATTCACTGGCCGCCGCGCACCTAAGCCCCGGGGCGACCGCCCGCCTGGCAGCTAGTCGGCCGCCCCGGTTCACCCATCCCAACCCACTGAGACGGAGCACCATCATGACCGAGCCCACACCCACCCCCGGCGGCTGGACCCCGGAGCAGCGCGAGAAGCAGGCGGCATTGTCCGATCGGGCAAAGCGCCCGCCGGAGCCCGCGAAGGGCTGACCGCCTGCCACACTCGCCCCATACCGCCACCATGAGGAGCAGCCCATGACCACCACCACCGCCGCGATCGCGCACGTGGTGCCTGCTGCCGTCATCGACGCCGCCGTGGACGCCGCTTTCCCTGGGCTCCCCGAGTCCATGAGCCCGGAAGAGGCCCGCCGCCGCGTCATCAGGGCCCTGGAGTCTGCGTACCCGGCGATCGCCAAGGCCGTACTCAGTGAGGCCTGCGCGAACATCGTCGACCTCGGCCGCCAGACGGGTGATGCGCAGACCGCGCGAGCCTACGAACGAGCTGCTCGCGGCGAGTAGTCGCCTGCCACACTCGACCCGACGAGCACCCCGAGAGGGAGAACCCCATGAACGAGCCCACCAGTCCGCAGCAGCGTCGCCGTATCCCGCTGGCCGAGCTGGCCTCCCGTGGCAGCGCCGCCGCGTCGCCTGCGCTCGCCCGCGTGCTGCCTGAGGCGGCGTCTGCGGGCCGCGTGGACCGTGCGGCGTTCCAGTCGTTCTCACGCTGACACCTGCGACACTCGGCCCGAGGCCCTGCCGTGCTCCCCCGTCCGGCAGGGCCTCGCCCATGTAGTTGCGTTCTGGACGATCATCGGTCATCCTGGCCCCAAGTCCGGCGTGCCCGGACACCAGCGCTTCACAGCACGGCCCCCGTCCACCCGGCGGGGGCCGTTCGCATTCCCCGGGGAGGTGACCGATGGCCGGCCGCCCCATCACCGACGACGACCGCGCCGAAATCCGCTACCTCCACGCCCAGGGCAAGGGCCGCAACGAGATCGCCCGCATCATGCGGCGCTCCGGGCGCACCATCAGCGAAGAAGCAGCCGAGATGGGCCTGTCCTTCGCCCGCGCCGCCGAAGTCCGCCAGGCCACCGAGATCCGCACCGCTGATCTCGCAAAGATGCGTACCGACCTCGCCTATGACCTCACGGTCGACGCAGTGCGCCTGCGCGAACAACTCTGGGAGCCCTGCACCCTCATCAGCTTCGGCGGCAAGGACAACACGGTCGCCACGAAGCTGGTCGATGAGCCGCCCGCGCTGGAGAAGAAGAACCTGATGACGACCCTCGGCGTCGCCATCGACCGCTCGACGCGCCTGGTACCGGTCAAGGACGACACCGGCGCCGACGCGGCGAAGAGCATGGTCGGCCAGCTCATGGCCGGCCTGACCGCCGTCTACCGCGAGCAGCAGCAGGAGGCGAGCGGAGGCGAGGACGAGGGGGCCGGTGATGCTCCGTGACCTCACCCTTCCGCTCTCGCCGAAGCAGATCCGGAGCGTCGTAGAGGCGCAGGATGCACCGATCGCCTTGTGGTCGGGGGCCGTGTCGTCCGGCAAGACGATCGCGAGTCTGGTCGGCTTCCTGGGCGCGCTCGTTGCCGCACCCGATCACGGCCTGGTCGTCATCATCGGCAAGACGTTGCAGACCATCGAGCGCAACATCATCGACCCGCTTCAGAGCGTGCACCTGTTCGGGGCGCTGGCCAAGCAGGTGAGCCACACCACGGGCTCGACGACGGCCGTGATCCTCGGCCGTACCGTCCACCTGGTGGGCGCGAACGACGTCCGTGCGGAAGGCCGCATCCGGGGCGCGACCATCGCGCTCGCGTACGTGGATGAGGCGACGCTGCTCCCTCAGGGCTTCTGGATGATGCTGCTCTCGCGCCTGCGCGTGGGCGACCAGTCCCGGCTCCTGGCCACCACGAACCCTGACGGCCCGTTCCACTGGCTGCGCAAAGACTTCATCCTCAAGGGCACCGACGTCGGCCTGCGCAACTGGCACTTCACCCTCGACGACAACCCCACGCTCAGCCCGGCCTACGTCGCCCGCCTCAAGAAGCAGTACGTCGGGCTCTGGTACCGCCGCTTCATCCTCGGCGAATGGTGCCTCGCCCAGGGCGCCGTCTACGACATGTTCGACGAGGACCGCAACGTCATCGACGTCCTGCCGTACATGCGTCGCTGGCTCGCCGTCGGCATCGACTACGGCACCGTCAACCCGTTCAGTGCGATCCTCATGGGCCTCGGCGACGACGGGCACATGTACGCCGTCAGCGAGTACCGGTACGACTCGGCGACCGCGTTCCGGCAGCAGACCGACGCCCAGTACTCCACCGACGTCCGTCAGTGGCTGGCGAACGTGCGCCGGCCGGGCGAGATCGGCAACGGGCGCGGCGTCAGCCCCGAATGGATCTTCGTAGACCCGTCCGCCGCGTCGTTCATGACGCAGCTGTGGAGCGACCGCGTCCCCAACGTCACCCCGGGCATCAACGACGTCCTCGACGGCATCCGCTCTGTCGGCGTGGCCCTCGGCTCCGGCCTGCTCCGCATCCACCGCTCCTGCGCCGGCCTGCTCGGCGAACTCCCCGGCTACGCGTGGGATGAGAAAGCAGCCGAGCGCGGCGAGGACAAGCCGCTCAAGATCCAGGACCACTCAGCGGATGCCCTTCGGTACGCCGTCCACTCCACCGCGCACGAGTGGCGCGGCCTGATCGAATGGGAGGCGACCGGTGCCGCTGCCTGAGAACAACGTCGCGTGGCCGCCCCAGCACCTCGCCAAGCAGCTCCGCGACATGCGCATCGACGACGCCTGGTACTCCGGCCAGAAGACGCGGCTGCGCGAGGTGTACGCCCTCCAGGGCTACGACGCCCCCGACGGGGGCCTCCGCGACGAGCGAGGCCGCGGCTGGCGGATCTGGGAGCGCCCCCGTCCGGTCGGCCGGCGCGACAACCGGCTGCACGTGCCGCTCGCCGCCGACATCGCCGCCACCTCCGCCGACCTGCTGTACTCCGAGGCGCCCACCTTCACCGTGGACACCAAGGAGACGCAGGCCCGCCTCGACGAGATCGTGGACGAAGGCGGCATCAACACGATCCTGCTGGAGTCCGCCGAGATCGGCGCCGCGCTCGGCGGGGTGTGCCTGCGCGCCACCTGGAACCGGGACCTCGCGCCCCGGCCGCTGCTCACCGCCGCGCACGCCGACGGCATCATCCCCGTCTGGACCATGGGCGTCCTCACCTCGATCACCCTGTGGCGCGAGGTCGCCCGCAACGGCAACGAGGTGATCCGTCACCTGGAGTGCCACGAGACCGGCGTCATCCTGCACGGCCTCTACGAGGGCACCCTCGACAACCTCGGCCGGAAGGTCCCACTCACCGAGAGCCCCGAGACCGAAGGCATCGTCAGCAGCCTCGACCCAAACGGGCCCGGCGACTCGATCAGCACCGGCATCAAGGACCTGACGGCCGTCTACATCCCCAACATCCGCCCCAACCGCAAGTACCGGGGCAGCATGCTGGGGCGCTCCGACTGGCAGTCCGATGGGGTCCGCGACGCCTTCATGTCTCTCGATGAGACGTTCACCTCGTGGATGCGGGACATCCGGCTGGCGAAGGCGCGGATCATCGCGCCGCAGGGCTTCCTGACCAGCGAGGGCCCCGGCAAGGGCGCTTTCTTCGACGACGACAAAGAGGTCTGGACGCCGATCAACGCGTCCCCGACCTCCGGTGAGGGCATCACCCTCAACCAGTTCGAGATCCGCGTCCAGGAGCACGAGCAGTCGTGGATGGCCTTCACCCGCCAGGCCGTGCAGTTCGCGGGCTACTCCGCCCAGTCGTTCGGGCTCAGCGGCGACGCCGCGGTCACGGCGACCGAGGTCGTGGCCCGCGAGCGCAAGAGCATGATCACGCGGAACAAGAAGGCCGCATATCAGCAGCCGGAGGTGCCCCGGATCCTGCACGTGATGCTGCAACTGGACCGCGTCCTCGGCTTCAGCACGGTGGCCCCGGAGCGGCCGAAGATGGACCTCGGCGACAGCGTCTCCGAGGACCCCAAGTCCGTCGGCGAGACGCTGTTCTTGTGGGAACAAGCGAAAGCGGCCAGCACGGAAGCGAAGGTGCGGCTGCGCAACCCCGACCTCGACGACACGGCCGTCCGGGAAGAGGTCGACCGGATCCTCAAGGAGACCGGCGCCCTCGTCAACGATCCGACGATGACCGGAGCGGAGGGCGGCGGCCATGCCGGTTTCCCCAGCAATGGCGGAGGATCTGGCCCGGGAGGTCCGTGACCTCTACGAGGCCGCAGAGTTTGCCCTGCTGGCCCGCCTCGCGGCGGCGCTGGCAGCGGGCATCGAAAGCCCCCGGTGGGCCGAGCTCAAAGCTCGGGCGGTGGGAGACCTGCGCAGCGCGGTCGAGACCATCTCGACCGCGTTGCAGCAGGACGCCGACGGCGCTATCGCCCGCGCGCTCACCGAGGCGTACGGGCGGGGCCGGCAGGCGGCTGTCGCCGAGCTGGGCGGCCTGGACATCGGCCGGGAGCTGGCCGCGCGCCGCGCCCTGCCGAACGCGCCCTCCGTCGACCGGCTCGCCGCTTCCATGGCGGCCGACACCCGGCCCCTGTACCAGCGCATCACCCGCGCCGTGGTGGACGTCTACCAGCGCATCACCTCCCGAGCCTCCGGCACCGTGCTGCTCGGCGTGCAGACCCGGCGTCAGGCCGCGCAGCAGGCCCTGGACCAGTTCGCCAACAGGGGCATCACCGGGTTCGTCGACCGGGCTGGGCGCTCGTGGGACATGGCCAGCTACGCCGAGATGGCCGCCCGGTCCGTCACCGCCCGCGCCGCTGTCGAGGGCCACATCGACGCCCTCGGCGAGATTGGCGTAGGGCTGGTCATCGTCTCCGACGCGCCCCTGGAGTGCCCGCTGTGCCGCCCGTGGGAAGGCGAGATTCTCTCGCTCGCGGGGCCGTCCGGTCCGCACGTCGTACGGGAGCGGCACGCAATCCAGCGCAGCCAGACCGTCGCTGTGCACGTCGTCGGCAGCCTGATCGAGGCCCGCGCCGCCGGACTGTTCCATCCCAACTGTCGGCACAGCCTCAGTGCCTACCTGCCGGGCGTCACGACGCGCCCGCCGCACCACCCGACACCCGGCACGACGTACGAGGACACCCAGCGTCAGCGGGAGATCGAGCGGCACATCCGCCTCTGGAAGCGCCGCCAGGCCGCCGCCATGGACGAGGCCACGCACCGCGCCGCCGGTGCGAAGGTCCGAGCCTGGCAGGCCGCCATGCGCGAGCACATCGCCGCACACGACGACCTCCGCCGTAAGCCCGTGCGCGAGCAGATCGGCTCTGCGCGCTGACCCACCCAACGGCCCGCCAGGCGCGGGCCCCGCGATGCCCCAGGAGGGCACATGCGTAAGAAGGACCTGCCGCGTCATCGCAAGGACTACGTCTGGGCCCACCCGTACGGCCACAGCCCTTTCTCCCCGGTCCTCTACGCGGATGGCGGCGCAGGGGACGGCGGAGGCTCCGGATCCGGCAGCGGCGACGGGGGCGCGGGAACAGGCGGTGACGGCGGCCAAGGCGGCGCCGGAGCAGCTAGCGGAGCAGCCGGAGCCCAGGGCGGTGCCGGTGACGGGGCGCAGGACGTCCAGTCCCTTCCTCCGTGGGCGCAGAAGCTCATCTCCGACACCCGCGCCGAGGCCGCCGGCCACCGCACCGCGAAGCAGCAGGCCGCTGACGACGCCAAGAAGGCGTTCGCGCAGGAGATCGGCAAGGTCCTCGGCCTCGTCGAGGACGACAAGCCTGCCGACCCCGCGCAGCTCACCGCGACCATCGGCGAGCAGACCGGCCGTATCGGCAGCCTCGAAGGCACCGTGAAGTCCCTGACCGTCGAACTCGCCGCCTTCAAGGCCGCAGGCAAGCACGAAGCCAACCCGGCCGCGCTGCTCGACTCGCGGTCGTTCCTGGAGTCCGTGGCCGGGCTGGACCCGGCTGCCGAAGACTTCGGCACCAAGCTCGACGCCGCCATCAAGGCCGCCGTCGATGGCAATCAGCAGCTCCGTGCGGTGCCTGGCGCACCGAGGCGGGGCGGGGGCGACTTCGCCGGCGGGCCCAGCACAGAAGGCCGCCCCACCTCTCTCGGACAAGCCGTAGCCGCCGCGCTCGCGGGCGGCTAACACCTAGGAGCACCCCATGCCCATCACGCTCGCCCAGGCGCAGGTCAACGCCGCGACTGACGTCGACTACGCCGTCATCGACAACCTGCGCCGCAGCTCGTGGCTCGTCGACCAGATGGTCTTCGACGACACCGTCACTCCCGGCACCAACGGCGGCAGCCTCACCTACGCCTACACCCGGCTCACCTCCGCCGCACCGGCCGGTTTCCGTGCGATCAACTCCGAGTACACGCCCGGCCAGGCGGCCCGCCTGCCGGCCAGCGTGAACCTCAAGCCGATGGGTGGCGCGTTCACCCTCGACCGCGTCCTCAAGAACCTCGGCGCGGCCGCCACCAACGAGGTCACGTTCCAGCTCCAGCAGCTCCAGACGTCGATCCCGATCCGCTTCGCGCAGGAGCTGATCCTCGGCGACACCGCAGTGGACGCGAACGGCTTCGACGGCCTGTCGAAGATCCTCACCGGTGCCACCACCGAGAAGACCGCGGTCGTCGCGGACTGGACGGCTGCGACCGTCATCACGCAGCCGCTGGCCATGGCCCGGCTCGACGAGGTCGACGAGTGGCTGTCGAGCATCGTCCCGTCCCACACCGGCGGCGGCGACGCGGGCACCATCGGTGCGCTGCCGCCTGGCCAGAAGGCCATTCTCGGCAACACCAAGTCGATCACCCGCTTCAAGGCCCTGGCCCGGTGGGCGGCGATCTACTCCGAGGAGAAGGACACCCTCGGCCGCACGATCTTCCGGTACGGGGACTGGGTCCTCCAGGACATCGGCGACCGCCTCGACGGCTCCGCGCCGATCATCCCCGTCTCGTCGTCCTCGACCGACCTGTACGCGATCACCTTCGGCCTGGACTCCGTGCACGCCGCGTCCGCCGCAGGCAACCCGCTCGTACAGACCTGGCTGCCGGATTTCTCCACCGCTGGCGCAGTCAAGACCGGCGAGATCGAGATGGGCCCGGCCGCCCTGGTCGTCAAGAACACCAAGGCCGCCGGCGTCCTTCGCGGCATCGACGTGGTCTGAGAGGGCTGGTCACCATGAAGTACCGCATCACCACTCCCCTCCTGGGGTTCACCGGCGTCTCTGCGGGCGTCAACTTCACCAACGGCGCCGCCGAGATCGAGGCTCCGGAGCTGCCGCCGCTGCCCGAAGGCCGGGATCCGAACCGCCAGGAGCGCCAGGAGCGCGACCGGATCGGCCAGGACGACGGCTTCCGCCAGCTCCGGTACTTCCGGACGCAGGGCTACGGCGTCGAGGAAGTCAGCGAGCCCGAGCCCGCTGACGAGCCGCTGACGCCCGTCCCCGTCGACCCGCTGACGCCCGTCGTCGTCTCGAAGGCCCCGGCCCGCTCTGCCGCCAAGAGCGACTGGTTCGCCTACGCCATCGCCAACGGCATGGACGAGGACGAGGCCGACAAGCTCACCCGCGACCAGCTCGTGGAGCTGTTCCTCGACAAGAAGGGAGCCGCGTCATGACGCAGCTCGGCGCCTACAGCCGCAACGTTCGACGCCCTCGCGCACTACAACCTGTCCGACCCCTCCAGCGCGGACACGTTCTTCCGCCGGAACATGCCGCGCACCGGCCTGTACGACTCGGCCAGCGACACGGGCCAGGTCGCCCTCGCCACCGGCGTCATGACCTCGGTGCCGATCTACCTCCAGGCCGGGGACGTCATCACGAACCTCAGCTTCCGCTCTGGGGCGACGGCGGCCGGCACCCCGACCGCGTGGTGGTTCGCGCTGTACTCCAGTGCGGCCACGCCCGCGCTGCTCGCGCAGACCGCCGACCAGACCTCGACGGCGTGGGCGGCCAACACGACCATGACCAAGGCCCTGGCCACCGCGCAGACCATCACCGCGACCGGCATCTACTGGGCCGCGATCAACGTCACCGCCACGACCCCGCCGACCCTGCTGGGCTGCGCGGTGGCCCCGGCGATCGTCACCGGCGAGCGCAACCTCAGCCAGTCCTCCGGCTCGGCGCTGACCACCACGGCCCCGTCCACCATCGCGACCCCGACGGCGAAGAACTTCTCGCCGTACGTGGTCCTGACCTGAGAAGAGGACTGACGCATGGCCCTGTCCAACATCATCATGGCGTTCTCGGCTGCCGCCACGCAGTCGACCGCGCTGGACCTCACCACCGCGACCGCGCCGGTCCAGTACCGCAAGGCCAACACCCTCACCTCCGGCACCGGCGCCAACCAGGCCGACCTCATCTTCACCGACACCCGCACCCTCGCTGCGAGCGCCACCGAGGATCTCGACCTGGCGGGCGTCCTCGTCGGCGCCTTCGGGGCGACGCTGACGTTCGCCCGGGTCAAGGGTCTGTTCATCGTGGCGGCGGCCGCGAACACCAACAACGTCAACATCACCCGCCCGGCCGCGAACGGTGTCCCCCTGTTCTTGGCAGCGGGTGACGGGGTCGCCGTAAGGCCCGGCGGGTGGTTCGCGATGAGCGCCCCGGATGCCACGGGCTACCCGGTCACCGCGGCGACTGGCGACCTGGTCACGCTCACCAACAGTGCGGCCGGCACGTCGGTGACGTACGACGTCATCATCATCGGCTCGTCCGCGTAAGGGGTGATGGCCGGTGGCCAGGGTCTACGCAACACCGGCCGACCTCGCCGACTACACCGGCACGGCCGCACCCGCCGCCGCCGAGCGGCTGCTTCGGAACGCCTCGACCATGCTGGAGTCTCGCGTCTTCCGGCTCTGCTGGTTCGTGGCCGACACCACCACGGGCCTACCTACTAACACGATCGTCGCGGGCGCGTTCCGGGACGCGGTGTGCGCACAGGTTGCGTGGTGGGACGAAGTCGGGGATTCCACCGGTGCGGCTGGCGTCGGCTGGGGCTCGGTGGAGATCGGGTCCGTGAAGCTGGGCCGGTCGGTGACGACTGTCAGCGGCGATGCGTCACCGGCCCGTCAGGTCGCGCCTCAGGCGATGGATGCGTTGCTGTCCACCGACCTGACGCCGGACATCTTCGAGCTGGGGTCGGTGTCGTCGTGAGCAGCGTCCCGGGCACGCTGCTGCGCCACGAGGTCACCGTCGAGCCCTACACGGGCGACGGGTCGTACGGGCCGGTCTACAGCGAGGCGGCGCCCGTCCGCTGCTTCCTCGACCAGAAGACCCGCATGGTCCGGGATCCGGGCGGCAGGGAGGTCACCAGCACCTCGACGTTCTACTGCCTGCTCGACACCGTGTGCCCGGCCGAATCCCGGGTGACGCTGCCTGACGGGCGTCAGACGACCGTCATCGCCGCACTGCGCCGCGACGGCGGCGGCCTGCCCACACCGGATCATCTGGAGGTGCAGCTGCAATGAGCCAGTACACCCAGCTGAATTGGGAGGGCCGGCGGCTGTCCAGCCAAGAGCAGCACCTCGTCGGGGAGGGCCTGGACGTGGCGCTGGAGCATCTCCTGGGTAAGGCCAAAGAGGTCGTGCCGCTCGAAGAGGGCACGCTGGAGCGCTCCGGCAAGGCCTCCCGCGAAGGCCTGCTCGGCGCCGTGTCCTTCGACACCCCGTACGCGGTCCGGCAGCACGAGGAAATGGACTACCGGCACCTCCCCGGCCGCACGGCCAAGTACCTCGAAGGCCCGATGAACACCGAGCGCGAGACGCTCCTTGAGCTGATGGCCGCGCCCCTACGCGAGTGGCTGCGCGGCTGACCAACCCCCTTCCCCACCCGCTCGCGCGGGCCCTTCGGCATGCCCGGGAGGTGGTGCGTGAGCTACACCACCGACCTAGTCGACGGCACCGCCGCGCTGCTCGCTGACGCAGGCCTCGGCGTCTACCGCCCGGCCGGCCCCGCCTACACCACGACGGAAACCGGGATCGTCATCGGCTCCATGCCGGACGCCCCGGACCGCGTGATCTGCCTGACGCCGTACCCGGTGGAGGACACCGGCATGGCGGAGGCGACCACTGGCATGCAGATCCGCATGCGCGCGGGCGTCGACCCGCGTCAGGTCCTCGCCATGGCCGACGGCGTGTTCGACCTCCTCGACAACCGCAGCCATTTCCGCTTCGGCGCGGTGCTGGTGGATCTGGCTTGGCGCCAGTCCGAGGCGCAGCTCGGCGCGGACGCGCAAGGCCGCCTGGAGATCGCCTCCAACTACTACCTCCGGACCGTCCGGTCCACCCCCTACGCGTACGAATAGGAGTGATGGGCCATGTCGACGCCCACCCCGGAGACCGCGCTGGCCCGCCGCTGGCGGCTGGAGCTCAACATGGGCTCCACAG